ACATACGTTACAACGTCGTCAAGGTAACCAGTAGCAGTAGTAAGATACTCTTCCTTCTCATTGTTATTAAGAAGGTGCCACTTGTTACTGTTTGAGCGGTCGATAAAGTATGCGTTAGCTTCATCCAAGGTGACATAGCTATTCATGTTTAGTTTGATAGCCATGAACCACCCCTTCTGTTATTAAGAGTGTAAGATCGGGAGGATGCCTAAGTTCAGGTAACCTGCTTCACTACGTACCCAAGAGTCAGCTTGATCATAACCGCCAGTTCCGGAAGTTTGAATGAACTGAACCTCAGAGCCATCCCAAGAGTAACCCATTGGGTGACATACGTAGCCCCAACGATACCAGATGTCAGTAGTACCTGAACCACCGTGAGCAGCTGCTGCTCGGTCCATTTCTACAGGCATAGGTACAGCAAGTGGCTTAAGAGTCAAAGCATCAGGCTTACAGATGAACGTAGTCTTTGCAGACTGATCGTTAACGTTAGCAGATGAAGACTGGTCGTTACCAACTGCGCGGGTAAGCAACAGGCGGAACTTGCCATTAAAGATAGTGTTGAATACGAGGTTACCTTCGGTAATCGTAATGTCGTCAACAAGGTTAGCACCACGAAGGTCAGCCAGAGTCTCTGGAGACGTAATCATGTAGTAGAAGGGAGCTTCGTAGTCCTTCCAAGCCATTCCCATAGCCTTGAACAGTCGCTCACCACGAGCAGCGCCTTTAACAGCAGGATCGCTGTCGATAAGCTTGCGCTCATCAGTAGCGTCAGTTGCAGCTGCGCCGAACTCACCAAGAGCGTTTACGTCTACGTAGAAGCCAGTGTTAACGTCATCACAATCAGTGTTGAAAGAAGTGATACCGCCACCACGAGAAACCTCGTAAGCCGCTACTCCGTTGAGTGACTCAAGGATAGAGTTGTGCTCGTCTTGTGCTTTAGTCTCACCAAAGTCACGAGCAATCTTAGCCAGCCCGTCTTCTTGTGAGATAACCTTTTGTACGTTGACTTCTTTTGCACCGTGAGTACGAACCGTCTTGGCGTACTTGTAGAATGCAGTGTCAGTCTCGGTGTAAGTTCCAGCTGTAGCATCAGTAACGCTTGGAACGTTAATGTTTGCCATCAGCGGCTTGTACCAGCGAGCTTGACCAAGGTAGTCTTCGATGCTAGTGTTAATCTCAGCGCTAGCGCCTACGATAGCTGTACCAGACAGCTTCTTAGCGTTAGTATACATTTCGTGAGCGTAGTCACCAACGTATCGCTGAACCTGAAACTTCATTGTAGAACCGGCAACACCGGAAGTAAAATCAGAAAGTGCCATGTGTAAAATCTCCTTAAAAGATTATAATTATTAATTAAAACCCGAAGTCGTTAGTTTGGGGGTTAGGGTTGTTACGAACAAAGTCTTCAAAAGACATTTCAGTAACGGGCTTATCGCTCTTAGAGCTTACACCACCTTCAACACCTTGGTGCTGCATTGCAGCGGCCCCAGTAGACTGCTTAGGTTTGAAAAGAAAAGCGTTTTCTTCGTCTTTAGCGAAGGCTTGAACAAATTCACCTAACGATGCACCTGTAGCGTGAACCCACGCACCTTCAGCATCTTGCTTTAACTCATTGACAATCTGAGCCTTAGCCATTTCTTTTGCCGTAGCATTACGAAATTGCTGTTCTCCAAGAATCCTGTCAACTTGATGGTCACGAGTTAAGGTAGTGTTAATACCTGAAAGAGAGTCTACTCGAGCAAGGGCCTCGTCCAGCTTCATCTGAAGGGCTTCAGAAGTTTTACCTTCTGCTTCAAGCTTCTCCAGTTTGGCGGCTTTAGCTGATTCCTCAAGCTCAACTGCTTTCTTCATCGCGTCATCACGTTGCTTAGACATCTTGTTCATATTGTCTTTCATTTGAGCTAGTTGCTCTGATACCATGCTCTCAATCATCTTTTGTGCTTCAGGTGAGGAGAGGTCGGCACCAGTTGATGCTTCAGTTTCCATAGTGGGTTCCATTTCAGTTACTTCATTATTATTAGTTTCATCGCTCATTTTGTACTCCTAGGCCACAGGCCAATTATTGTTGTTGTCACAGACTAAGGTTATGGTCCTATACCATACCAGCTTTCACCTATAGGTATAGGTGC